TATTATGGTTTAATTGATTTAGCAATTGAAGCCAAGATATTAAAGAAATCAGGAAATAGAATAGAGTTACCTGATGGGGCTAAGCAGTACGCAAAAACCATATACGAAAATCCAGAAAAATATTTTACATCTGATTTAATGGAGAAGATTGAAGAATATGCAGCTGCAGAATTTACATATGGTGGTATTCCAATTGAAGAAGAATTGGAAACGGAGATAGAAGAAGAAGAAGATGTCTAATTTAGAATCAGCTGTTTTAAGAAATCTTTTATCCAATGAAGGATATTTACGAAAAGTTTTACCATTCTTGAAATCAGAATATTTTTTGGAAAAGCCACAGAGGATTATATACAATGAATTGAGTAATTATTTAGAAAAGTACAACAGTACACCAACAGCTGAAATATTAAAAATTTCAGTTGAGCAATTGGATACAATTACACAGGATGAATACAATGAGGTGGTTGAATACATATCTGAATTGAAATCTGATTTGGATTTGGAAACTGATATAGAGTGGTTGACAGATGAAACAGAAAAGTTTTGCAAAGATAAGGCGCTGTATAATGCTATAATGAAATCTATTCAGATATATGATGACAAGGATCAAAAAGAAGATGTTGGTGTTATACCAGAATTGGTCAAGTCTGCATTGTCTATTAGTTTTGATCCAAATGTAGGGCATGATTACATTGATGATAGTGATGAAAGATATAAATTCTATCATACTAAAGAAGAAAAGGTGCCCTTTGATTTGGAGATTATGAACAAGATAACCAAAGGTGGCCTGTCTAAAAAAACTTTGAATATTGTTTTAGCTGGTACAGGTGTTGGTAAGAGTTTGTTTATGTGTCATTGTGCAGCTGGTAATCTGGATGCTGGGAAAAATGTATTGTATATTACATTGGAGATGGCTGAAGAAAGAATAGCCGAAAGAATTGATTCAAACTTAATGGATATAGCCATGGAAGATCTGCGACTTTTACCAAAGGATTTGTATGATAAAAAAATCCAAGAAGTAGAAAAGAAAACTGTGGGTAAGTTGATAGTCAAAGAATATCCAACAGCTGTGGCCAATGTAGCACATTTTAGGCACTTATTAAATGAATTGCGCTTGAAAAAGAACTTTTCACCTGATATAATATACATAGATTATCTTAATATCTGTTCATCGTTTAGGGTCAAGGCTACGGCTTATACTAACAGTTACAGTTATGTTAAATCGATAGCTGAAGAATTACGTGGGTTGGCAGTGGAAGTCAATGTTCCAATTATGAGTGCGACACAAACTAATAGAACAGGTTATAATAATACAGATGTAGAGTTGACTGATACATCAGAGAGTTTTGGACTACCAGCTACAGCAGATTTTATGATAGCCTTGATTAGTACTGAAGAATTGGATGAATTAGATCAGATAGCAGTCAAGCAATTGAAGAACAGGTACAATGATCCATTCTATTATAAGAAATTTGTAGTAGGGTTGAATAGGTCAAAGATGAAATTATATGATGTTGAAGATTTTGCACAGGTGGAAGTGTCAGAGGATCAGGATGATGAAAATGTAATAGGGCATAATGGTAGGAAATCAGGATTCAATTTTGAAGGTATACAACTGTAGGATGTTGTTGACAGATAATTTACAGCCTCTTTGATAGAGGCTTTTTTCTGCCAAAATTTGTATAAATATAAATAATAAAAGTTAAGGAATTACTATGTTAAGATATAGACAATTTTTACTATCGGAAATGACAGCTGATCAAGAAACTGATATCATTAGTACCTTTATATCTACAGCTAAAAACCATAATATACCATTAGAAAATGTACTAGTATGGATAGAGGCTGATTTGAATCCAACTACATCAGTTAATATTTCAGCATCAAATATATCTTTTAGGAAAGGTAAAGATAGAGTGAAACAGATGGGAACATCTGGTTCTTCATTTAATCTTTTGAAATTATCTTCTGCCAATGACTTTTGGCCCAATTTACTTAAAAAAATAAATGACCCAGATAAAGAACTTTCTCAAAATGATAAAGCTCTATTATCTTTGTTGTGGTTGATTCAAAATAAACCAGATGTTCCTATAGTTTCTTATCAAGCATCAAAATCTGGAGCAGGTGGTGATAAAACAAAGGGTAAATTAGCTAATGCGACACCTTTGTTTGAGCAGGTAGCTGCAGCTGCATTTAGATTAGCTGATAATGATGTAGTATCTTTACCAGATGACAACACTGAATTGATAAATTTGATCAGAGGTGTAATGGATGCCGGTTATAAAAATACCGATAGTGGTGGAACTAAATTCACTGATGAAAATTGGAATTATTACACTGAACAAACTGGACAAGTAAGGAAAGCTGCGCAAGGATCATTTAATTTTATCAATCAGTATGGATTAAAACCTGGCAATATGGAAATAATTTGGTCAGATATGAAACCATATTATTATGCTAAAATGAGATCTTATAAAAAATATGCTGTTCCTAACAAAAAAGAGAATACAGCTGATATGGCCATACTATTTGGTGGTTTGGATATAGGAACATTATTCGGAGAAGATTATCATATTTCCAATGAAACAGAAGATGGATATTTAGAAGTTATTAACGTAGAAGATAATAGTCACGCCGGGTGGTTATTACAAGTTTCACTGAAGATTGGAAAAGAAGAAGCTCAAGTAGGAAAATCTGGAAAAGATTATCAGCCTTATTCATCTATAATTGATCCAAAAACAAAGAAGAAAGTAAGTAGGAAAGCTCTTACTTTACAAGGACTTAAAAAAATATTGAATTTGCATCATGATCCAATTGATGAAGGATTTTTTGGCGATTTAGCTAAGTCAGCATATGGTTTTGTTAAACATTCGTTGGCTACATTGAAAAGATATTTAGATTGGACTATATCAAAATTATCCAATCTTCATGGAAAATTGATAAAAAAAATGTCTACAAGAAATGTCCTAAAACAGTCTAGTTCTTTATTGAGAACATATGCTAGAAGATTGAATCTTAAAGAAGAATTTCTTGTAGAGAAAAAAATGAAAGATGAAGATATAGTGGATGCTGTTATGGCTGATTTCCGAGGCCCTGAAATGGTAACGGCAGGAGCCAATCATGCTTTAGATCAATTAAGAACAACACTAAACATAATAAAGAGAAATGATGAAAACAATAGATTTAAAATTAATATAATAAATAACTTGAGCGATGATAGTTCCATAGGATTGGTAGCAGAAGATATTCGATATTTACTTTGTAATACAATTGCTTTTGAAACTTTGAATGAGTTTTATCGAAGTGTAATAAGAGAAAATGTACCAGATCAAGATGGTAATCTAAAAAATATACTTTCAGCTATAGCTGATTATACAGTGGATATGGGTATAACTACATTGATGGGTGAATCTTTACTACCTGTTCTCAAATTATATGGTGATTCAACGATTGGCGGTAGTGATTGGGAAGTACTACAAAGATCAGATGTGAAATATACTGATGCAAAAAAAGAGGCAGAAAAAGGTGCTATAGATATAGGTGGTATAGATATTGGAAGATCAATACAGAGTAAAACTAAAAAAGAGGGAATGGGATATTATACAGTACAACAAATTACATTGGCTAAGTATGAAAATGGTAAACCGACTTATAATAAAGTTCAATTAAGAACAGGTGGTAAGAGTGGAGGATTTGCCTTTTTCATTGAAGCAAACAAGCAAGTAAATGAGGTAAAGTTTAGTTAATGCTATCATTCAAAGAATTTTTAATAGAAGCCGCACCAATCAAGAATTTGCATCTTGAGCATATTGAGGATGAAATCTTCAATTTAGGTGTAAGGGGTGCCAGAGAATCTATTAACTTTTTGAGATCATTGCGTAATATGCTATCAGGTGATAGTCAAACTCCAGTTACGGTGACTGTTAAATTTGATGGTGCACCAGCAGTTTTTGTTGGTATTGATCCTAGTGATGGCAAGTTCTTTGTTGGTACAAAGGGTGTATTCAATAAAGATCCAAAAGTGGTTAAGGCAGAGAGTGATATAGCAAATCTTGGCTATAAGGGTGGACTAGCTGAAAAATTAAAAGTAGCTTTTAAAGAATTGAAATCGCTTGGTATCACTGGTGTGTTGCAAGGTGATATAATGTTTACCAAAGGCGATTTAGAAGAAAAAGAAATAAGCGGTGAATCTTTTACTACATTCCAACCTAACACAATTGTATATGCTGTACCTGTTGGCAGTGATTTAGACAAGAAGATTAAAAAGGCAAATATTGGTGTAGTGTTCCATACTACATATGAAGGTGATTCATTAGAAACTATGGGGGCTGCATTTGGGGCCAATGTATCTAAATTAAACAAATCATCAAATGTATGGTTTTCTGGTGTTGACTATGAAGATTATTCTGGATCAGTTACTATGACTAAAGCAGAAACTTCAGAAATAACTAAACATTTGTCAAATGCGGGAAAAGTGTTCCATAAAATTAAAACTAGTTCATTGGATGCATTTTTAAAATCACAAGATGAATTACCATCAAGTTTAGTTGGGGCTTCACTTAAAACATATAACAATTCTAAAATTAGACAGGGTGAAAAAGTTACCAATCCTACTTCTCACGCTATGGGTTATGTTGGTTATATTAGACAATATTTCGACACGAAAGTATTTCCTAAAGTTAAATCAGAAGCAGGTAAAAAAACTAAAGAACAACAGATGCTGGCCATTATAAAAGAAACTAAAAAATTGATGTCTACTATTGTCAATTGTC